GTTTCATTTGTCTGGTTCTCTCAGTGATTGGCGCGAAAGTATGATTTTGTTTTTCGCGTATTGTTGACGACCTGTTCCGAAGTATTCGGAAGGGTCTTTAGTGTTTGTTGCGGCCAGCTGGCCGTCGTGGGTTTCTGTTGTGGTTAGGGTAGGGTGGTTCTCCTTGCGTCGTTGCAGTGTTTGTTTCCAAAGATCGGGGCGTTCGCGTTCGCAGATTTGGTCATAGAACCTTGGCGGTTTGCATTTTCTGCCATCGAGGATGATTAAATCGCGAGGATAAACGTCTGCGATGTATTTTTTGATCCAGCGTTCGCCGAGTCCCGGTCTCATGGACTGGCCTTGGAATTCTGGGGTCTGCTGGATTATCTCGCCTGTTTGCTCGTCGGTCCATTGGTAGTGTTCCTCTGCTAAGTCTCCCCCGACTTTTTTCGTTATGTATCCCGCCGTGTATGCGGCGGTTTGGAAGTTCACGTCTGCATATTGGCAAATGCCATGGCCCCAAGTTTTGTCCAGGATGTCCGAACGGTAGACTTTTCCGTTTGACCTGGTGGTGAAGTGTTCCTGGTCTTTGGGCCGATAGTTGAAGAGCAGAGCGTGATAGTGAGGGCGTCTGGTTTTGCCGCCGTATTCCCCGCAATAGAATATGCGGAGGTTTTTGTTTTTCTTGCGCAGTCTTTTGAGAAAATCCTGCACATGGCTGCGGTCGAGAGACTCGCCATAGGGTAGATGTTCATCGTCATAAGTGAGAGTTGCGAAGATGTTGTCATCGTAGAGGGAGGCCTCGTGGCTACACCGGATCGCCCAGACGTACGCCCGGTGAAGCCGACACCCCATGCACTTATTACAACGAACCGTCAGAGGACGATCCGCATAAGCGCGTGAGATCGAGGTGGTGAAACCCCCCTCTACGGCACGCCAGCCAGATATGGGCGACGTGCATTGCATTAGAGGCGGATACCGCCTCTCATGGGTGAATCAGCATAGTTTTTGGCTTTCACGCCATTGCCTCTGCTGAAGTTCTTTTTGGAAGCCTTGCGGCTCATTTTTTTTCTTTTGGCCATTGGAATGTCCTTTTCTGTGTTTGGTGTCAGTTAGCATATCATGAGACAAGAGAGGATGATATGCTAGGCCTCTTTTTCGGGGGCCTCAGAGGGCGTTTTTTCGCCCTTTGGGGGCGTTTGTGGGGCTTTGGCCTTAGCACGCTCAGAGAGGCTGTCAGGGGCGCTCTCAGGGCGTTCAGTGGCCAAGCCCATGTCGATCAATTGATCGTAGTTTTTGGCGTCTTGTACGAAGTCCAAGAAAGCGCCCGGATCGTTACCGAACCGACGGCGCACGCCAGCGGGTAGACCTTCGAACATTTCATTGGCCTGAACAACGTGGTTCATGGCCTCGTGGTAGTCACCCGGTGTTGTAGTGAAGTCACCATATTGACCGTCAAAGGTGTTGCGGTGTTCGATGGTGCCTGTTTTGGCCCACTTTTGCATTATGCGGTTGATGTCGCATTCTGGCTTGTGGGCTTGAGAGGTGAGGGACTCGCCCCGGATCGGTGTTTGTGTCCGGGTGCGGTCGTAGGCTTTGCGAATTTCCATGGTATTTCCAATTCTGATCATTGTGAGAAGGCGCCAGAGGCGCCGAGGAGTACGCCAAGCGCCGGGAAGCGTTTGGCGAGGGCAGGAAGGGCTTTACGAAGGGCATTGCCCGTAAGACCCATTTTTTCGAGGTTCCGCTTCCATTGGTAAGCGGGTGTCTCGTAGATCATTCGGTCGATCTGGGAAAGGATCGCCTCAGTTTCAGCAACAGTGGCGTTGCTGTCCAGAATGCCGCCCTGTTTGAGGACGTTCTGGATTTGCGCCCGGATTTGATCGGTTTGGGCGTATTGGGTGGCCGTGTTGGCCGAGATTTGACCTTGGGTCAATTTTTCAGTGTTGGCCTTTTCGTTGGTCAGGCGTGTTTGGGCCTCGACGTTGTCGATGTTGGCAGCGGCAGTTTTAGCCGCGACGTAGTTAGCCGCGCTCGTGGGCGCGTGTTCGAGGACGTTTTTGATGTTGGGCTGTGCGCCACTGGGTGTGGAAGCGCCGCCCTTTTGGTAGGCGAGCATCGGGTTTAAGCCGGCCGTTTTCATGTCCGCCATGGCCCTCTGGTAAGCTGTGCTAGACATGCGCTCTTGGAAGTCCATTTGGCGGTTGGCCGCGTTGGTTTGTTGTTTGTTGCCGATTAGCCCGCCGATGGTGGAGAGGGCAGCGCCGCCCAGTGTGGCAGCAGCGAGAGATAAGACCATGAGAAGGGTTCCTTGTATTGAGTGAGTGCCTCCGGCACTGACAGATGTCCCCCGCGTTCTTGACATTGAGTGCGGGCCTGAACGGGCCCCAAGGGGCCCCCCCGCTAAGGCGGGGCCCGAAGGGTTCAGGGAAGAAAGAATTGCTGAGATGCGAAGCATATCTTTCCTCAGAAGTGGTCGATCATGCCGGGTACGGAGTACATGGGCATAGGTCGGGCGCATTTGAGTTGCATGAAGGTATCGAGGATTAAGTGAGGTTCGCTGGGGACAGCGATCACCCTTTCCACTGGAGGGTTCTCTTCGATGAACGAGCCATTGAGTTGAGGGAGGCTCTCGAAGTCTTGGGACAAGTGCCATGTGTCCAGTGATTGAGGGTCAGAGGACCGGAACTTTCCGGTGATGAGCGAAGGCTTATAGCGGTATTCCGCGAAGCGTTCTTGATAGCCGAAGACGTCATCGTCTGCGGCAGAGCCATCGGCATAGATTTCTTTGTTCAGGACAGCTTGTTCGCCGATGTGAGAGAGAGCAGGCCAGTAGAAGTCCCACCGGGTAGACCGGGAGAACATTCTGTTGAGGCCTTGCTGGTAAGTGAGATCAGCCCGGATGGAGACATAGCCAATAATTACGCAGTGTTCGACAAACGACTTGTTGAAGCCGTGACCGGACATGCCAAGCGTGCCGTAGGCCGCAAGGTTGGCTTGTGGGCTGTTTTCTGTGGTTTCTTGAGTTTGGGCGACGGGGTTGAGAGAGATAGGAGAGGAAGAGCCGCCCAAGTATTCAGGACGCTGTAAACGAGCGTCTGGGGATGTGACACCAAAGTGTGATTTGAGGATTTCGATGTAGCGAGTACCGCCTCGGGCGTCTCGCTCATAGAGTTTTTGGATTTGGAAGGCTTGGCGGAGCTGGTTGATTGTTGCCGCCGTCGCTTCATTGAGATCCGCGTACATTCCGTCGCGCGCGAAGCTGAATGTTGACCCGGATCCGTTCCGTTTCATGTTGATCGAGTCAGCAGTGTACTCGATGTCGGTTTCTCCCCAAGCGTGGTTTAGGCCATCGGTCGGGCCAGTGTAGCCCACGACAGGGGCAGCACCGCCAAGAGGCAGTTCAACGGATGGTCCTTTCTGGGGCCAAGGTAGGGCCGAGGTGAAGTAATCGTGACGCTTGCCGCGGCGGTTTAGGACAAAGTCCGCGGGGTCGTCAGGGCCGTCTCCTTTCGGGACGGGTAGAGAGTCTTGAAGGTTTTGATCCCGGAACCATTCGTTCCAGATCAGGTTATTTGCTCTGTGGAAGAGGGAAGAGTGAGTTATTTCGACTCCGGTAGGGATACCGAAATGGTCCGACAAAGACCCAATTTCGTGTCCCCCGGCAGGTGCAGACATCTCAGGTATGAGAAAGTCAGTTGAGTCGGAGGGATTGTCTTGTGCGCCGTTGAAGCGTTCCCAGTTGTCCCAGAGCAACCGGAGAGGAACAGCAAAGAAGTGAGTGTCAGCATACAAGTTGTCCATGTAAGGATGGAGAGGAGTGGCCAAGCGACCGAAAGCAGTAAGTTTAGCATTGAAGGTGTCTCCGGGTAGGGCCTCATCGCAGTAGATCGGGACCAGTAGCCCGGCATCGAGGGTGGTTTTGTGGCCGCAAGAGCGGTCAAAGGAAGACCGTGGAATATCGGCCTTAGGTACTCTTGAGAAGCTGTGGCTCATTACAGATTTCATTGGGATGTTTCCTTGCTTTTGAAGTTTTTGCCGTGGGCAACCAGTGTGGGTTCGACAGAGGCTAGTTCGCCCTTGTCTTGGTCGTATTGTCCGATTCTCCAAAGTGAGAAATCGGCTTTGTGATCGAGATCGATCGAGGATTCGAACATTCGCGTGGCGTGTTCATTGTTTTCCGCTTGGAACAGCGGGGAGTAAATTTCAGCGACAGTGTCTAAAATTGTGAAGATTGGTTTCATTTGTCTGGTTCTCTCAGTGATTGGCGCGAAAGTATGATTTTGTTTTTCGCGTATTGTTGACGACCTGTTCCGAAGTATTCGGAAGGGTCTTT